CCTCTCCATTAAAAGGTTTTCTCCAATGTTCTAAATCGCAACCTTTATAAATTAACATGTCCCCTTCGTTTAAATTTATCTTAATATCTTTTTTTCCATCATTTAAATATATAGGCCATTTATTTCCACCTAAAAATAATGTTGTTGATATTTCACAACTAGGTCTGTCTTTATGTTTTTTTAAAATATCACCTGGTTTATAAGTTCTTGCATATGAATATGTCTCATATAATTTTAATTTTGTTCCTTTAATCATTTTAGGTTTTACGTATAATAACAATGTTTCCATTAAAGAATCACCATAAATAGAAAAAGTATTTGGAACTTGATCATCATTCCAGGTTCCAAAATTATTATCAAAAGGGGCTAAGTAATTATTTTCTCGCATGTGAGCGATAGCATTTCTTTTTATTAATAAATAATTATATGCAATTTTAGCTAATTCTTTTGAGATAGCATTTTTAATTACTAGATATCCTTTTGTTTTAAAACTCATATAAACTATCCCCCACTCCAAACTTACCTTTTGGCATACAATTAAAAGCAAGAGAATACCTATCTTGACTTGATGTATTTTTTAAAACAGAATGTTTTAAGTAAGAAGGAAATATAATAACTAAATTATCGTTAGCGGTTATCTCCCAAGAATCAGAATTTTCCATAGTGTACTTATTAGGAATTGTATCAAATACTTTTTGAAGAGGGTTTAGAAAACTTATTTTAAAACCTTTGTTTCCAATAGGATAATAAACACCACTAATGTAGGAGTTTGAATGGTAGTGGTATGAGGAGTGTCCATTCGGTGTGTGCTTGGTAGCCCAAGAAGAATATATATCCATCTTATTATCAATGTGTAACACCTCTTTACAATAACGATTTATTGTCTTTAAAATTTCTTTTTTTAAAACCTTGCTTTTATTAAGTATATTATAATCTAGTCCAGAATAAGATTGTGTGTTTTGATAAGGATCTACACTTTTTCTGTGCTCATACTTTTCTTTTTTTAATAGATTTAAAGCTTTATTTTTATCTACGTTAAGGTTGTCTAATAAAACAGAGTGTGGAAACAAATTTAATAACATTCATTATTTATAATAATTTAAATTTATTATAATTCTCCCATCCTTATCTGTTTGACTCACACCTCTGTGCTTTAATCTGGTTGGAAACTCTACGTACATGTTAGGAATGCTTTTAATTTTTTCACCTGTTTCAAATTCTGTATACCCATTAGTCTCATTTAAATACAGAATACCTGTTGTCATTCTTTCATCATCAAAGTCTCTATGAAAAATAGCTCTTCGCGGAGTATCTGATCGGGTTAAAAAATTTACAAAGGCTCTTGCTAAACAATTATATTTTATCCTTCTGGCTAAAGGGCCCATAATTCTGTCATAATGATCTGAATTAACCCTGTCTTGATTATAGACGCAGTGAGAAAAAAAGAAACCATCCTTTGCGTTTGGGTTGTGTTCTGGTTGATAAAACCAAGAAAAATCTGAGCTCGAGGCTAGTCGAAAAATATTATCAAATTCATTTTTTAATAAAAAATCTTTAGTAACTTTTATGTCTTTATTTAGATGTTGCATAGTCTAGGGCTCCTTTTGGTATTGCTTGTATGTTCCAGTGTAAAAATCTAAATGGTTCTTTTCCATGATCTACAACATAGGAATGGGGTAAATAAGAAGGGAAAAATATTATTGTTCCTGGTTTAGGTATATAATTAACTGCAACCTGAGCATCATTAACCTTATCTTTATTAAGCATAGGTAAATCATTCATTGTTTTTCCAGGTCTAGGATCATGAAAAACAGGTCTTGAAGTTTGTTCGCTTCCTTTTAAAAAATAAAAACCAGAGATATGACCATTCCAATGTGTATGAATTTCATGCCAACCTCCGCCATTTTTAGAAAATTCTTGTACCCACAATTCTGTTATAAAGAGTCTATATTCTTTTAAATCATATCCTTGTTGTCTAGTTAAAATATCTTCTGCCCCATTTAAAATCATTTGTTGAAAAACTTGTGTTTCTGGATCAGGTATTAACGAAGTAGAAGCATGAGTCATTCCAAAATCTTTTGTTTTTTTAATTGTATCTTTATTTCTTTTTCTAGAGTCTTTAATATATTTATTAGCAAGTTTATTTAAAGGCTTTACATACATATCATCAAAACCATAATAAATAGGGGATATAAAATAATTATCTCGTTTTAACTCAATCATAATAGTTTACATTTAATACAACTCTTTCATCTTTATCTGTACAAGTAGACCCTGTATGTTTAGCAGATGCTGGAAAAATTACAAGTCTATTCGCTTTGCTTTTTACTTTTTTTCCATTTTCAAATTTAGTATATCCATTGTTTGTATTTATATAATACACCGCTGTTTTCCAATCAGCTTCATGATCTTTTATATATTGTGCTGTATCTGTATGAAAACCATGTTCTGTAATCTTTTCGGTTTTCCACAAATAATTAGCTTTAACTTTAATTAAAGCTTTAGCTTTTAACAGTTCGTAGAAAGGAATTAAAAATTCATGGTAATAAGAATTAGGTTTATGCCCAACATAGAATAGGTGAGTAAACTGTTTATATGCTTGATTATCTACAACACCATTAACAAACCATGGAAAATTTTTATCTCTAAAAAACATGTCCTCTATTTTTTTAAAGTATTCTTTGTCTACAAAATCATCTATAATCTTTATCATACTAAATTAAACCAACCAGTCGCTATATATTTTTCTTCTTTGGGGGCTACAATACCTCTATGTTCATGAGTAAAATCTGTGGGCCAAATTAAAGTTAAACCTTTCTTAGGTTTAACTTTTATTTTTTGGTAAAGAAATTCTGTCTCTCCCCCTTTATTTACAGTATTTAAATAAGTCATATACACCAAACCTCTAAAAGATATAATGTTATCTGGTACACCCCATTCTGCTCTTTCATTGTGCCATGTTTTAAAACCACCTCCTGGAGGATAATATTGAATTAAATTTGTAAAATTTGTTCTATACCTTCCCATTAAATTATATTTTTTTACATACTCTTGCACACCAAAACTTAATTTTTTAAAATATTTAATAATAGTAGAATTATTACTAAGATTAAAATACATCACATCTATAGAATCCTTAACTTCTTTATTTATTTCACCATCACCAAAACAACCTTGCATTTTGTATTCATCATTTGTTTTATGATAATGTATTAATTCATCACACAAAGTTTCGTCTATATTATACTTATGTATAAATGTTTCCATTATTTAAACGGCTTTCCTAAACTCCAACATACTAAACTATATCTTTTTCCTTTTTTAACTTTAGATACTTTATGCCTTATATGAGAGGGAAATATAATAGCAGTCCCTACACTTTTTTCTTTTATTTTTTGTGCTAAATTTGGATTTGCTCCACTTCTAGAATTAAATAAAAAATCACCTTCTTTATAATTATCATTTAATAAAATTGAAGCAGATATCTTTCGTATTAATCCTTTAAATTTACCTGCTTGATAAGCTTCATCATTAGAATCAAAATGCCAGTCGTAATGTTGATCACCCCCATAAATGGTAAATTGTATATCCTCACAAGTTTCTATATCAAAATTCCAACCTGCTTGTTTATTTGCATCCCTAATGTAATGCATAACTGTATTTTTAAGCCAAAACTCATCATTCCAAACAACAAAAGAATTTCTAATTTGTTGAACAGAATTATCTTTTACTGTTCCTCTTTTAATATTTTTTTTATTTAAACAGTATTCAATAATATTAGAACAAATATTTTTTGGCAAAGAATTAGGATATATCCAACTTTCATTCTTTAGAAACATGTAAAGTTATTTATATAGGATTTATAAAAAAAGTCTAGTTTCCTGTCGCAGACCAAGATTCTGAACTAGGATCCCAAGCAAACTCATTGTTTGAGCTATCATAGCCTAACCATCTTAGGTTGTCTTCATCCCAAGCTATAAAATAAGGTGCATTATCCCCGTAGGTTAATACCGTAGGATATTCAACAGGTGCTTTATATACCCATTGTGTAGTATCTAAAATCCATGAAGGATAAGTTTGAGCAGCAACAAAAACGTCTTCTGTAGGTCTGTATTCACCACCTATTTGAGCGTATGAATGTCTTTTACATCTAGAATCTCCTGCATTTTCTTCAAAAGAACGTGCATGAGCTGATCCATCAGCGTTTGTTTCAGTAACTGTAGGGACTAAATATTTTCCATTACATGAATTATAAGAAGTTTGTTTAAACGTACCTTTAAAAGTAGTGTTTACCCATTGCTCTGCTTGTTCAGAAAAATCTCCACCGTTAGCATCGACATCGCCATTACCAACTTTGATAACTTCAATTACTTTATTGTTTTCATCTAATTTTGCAAAGTGTGCCATTATACTGTCAATGTCCCTGATACTATAAATCTTGCTACTTTAATTGTACTACAAACTGTAGATACTTGATTGCCTGATCCTGTAACTGCAACGTCATCAGGTCCGCATGGAATTCTAACAACAATTACTCCAGAACCACCATTATTAGCAGTAGCCATTTGTCTTCCGCCACCGCCTCCAGTTCCAACTTCATCTGTACCTTCTCCGCCGCAAGGGCCTCCACCCCCACTGCCTCCAAATGCATAAGACACTGATGAACCTGTTATTGAATTAGCTGTTCCACAGCCACCTGCTCCGTCGTTTCCGTTGTTTGCTTGTCCTCCCGCGCCGCCATGACCTCCGCCACCGCCGCCTCGGTTATTTGGTGCACTTCCAGCATCTTTACCATTTCCTCCATTATTACCTTGAGGTGGTGATGTTGGGGGAGTGTTACCTGAACCTCCTGCTTGTGAATAAACTGAAATTCCTCCGCCTCCAGATCCTCCACAATCTTGACCCGGTCTTCCACCTCCGCCACCTGTTGACGTAACAGAAAATGATTCGCAAGCGAAAGCCACAGAAGGGCCTCCTCTTGATGAAGATGTATTACTTGATGGAGATTTAGCTCCTCCACCACCAACTGTAATTGTATAACATCCAGGTGCTAATTCTACTTGATCGGTAGAGCCACAACAAAAAGAAAATCTCATTCCTCCTGCTCCTCCACCTCCGGCGCCATTATTTCCGTCATAAGCGCCACCGCCGCCGCCACCGGCGACAACTAAATAATCTGCCATAACTGGAGAGCCGCCTGCGCTGCCCGAACCGAAACCTAAGACTTGATAACCAAAACTTGCCATATTCTATTCTCCTTATGCGTCATTTGCTGCATCAGTAGTATAAAATATTTTAATACCTAAAACTCTACATTCACCTGTAAAAGTATCACTACCGTCTGCTGCATCTCTATATAATTGAAAATAAGTTTGCTCGCCTGCTGCAGGAGAACCTGCAATTGTCATTGCACTACTTTCAGATGTAATTTGTTGATCTTCTACTGTACCAATTCCAGCGTCTGTAACCTCTATTGCTGTACCGTAAGCAACATCAATAGTATCGTTGTCAGCACATGCAACACCCTGTAAACCAAAAATTGCATTTCCTGTGTTTGTAGTAGAAGGAGACCAATACACTGTGTAAGTTACTGTTCCTTCATTCCATGATTTTGGCATAGCCACTGTAAATTGTGTGTATTGTTTTGTACTAGCATCAAAATCAAATACTTTTAAATCTGGTCTTGTTGCTGTTGTTTCTACTTGAGCTGCATCTGCAGGGTTAGTAGTTGGTCCGTACATAGCCGCAGCTGGAACCCACATAGTTTCTTTTCCTGCAATTTTAATTGCAGCTGTTGCAGATTTAAGTACTCCAGATCCTTTAGGGTTTAAATTTATATCAACGTTTGTTTCACCTGTTGCTGATAAAGTTGGACCGTTTCCAGTTGCTGCGTTAGCTATGGTAAATTCATTTACTGCGGAACTTGTAGCTGTTAAAAGAGCTAATTCATTTCCATTAGTATCTAAAATTGAAGTTCCAATTTTAGGAGATGTTAAAGTTTTGTTTGTTAAAGTCTGTGTTCCTGTAAGAGTTACATCCCCACTTCCAAAACCAGTGTCATAAACACCAGTGTTTGTTGCTACACCATCAAGATAAATAATTTTGTGTGACTTATCATCAGTTGCAAAAGTAACTGTTGCACCTGAACCAGAGGCTGCTTTTAATTGTACTGTTTCTGCGTTTGTAGTTGCATTTTCAATAATATAAAAATTTTCTGTAAGAAGAGGAAAAGTTACAATTCTTGATCCTGTAAGAGCACCTGTTAATTTAATAACTCTTTGTTGAGCTGTACCTGTTAAAGCACCGTTGTCAATATCTAGAGCTAGAGTCCCTGAACCTGCGATAGATACTTCTAAAAATCCACCAGTTAATTGTTCAATAAGATTTAAGTTTGCGTTTGTTTTATCACCCCATGTACCGGCATTTTCTCCGGTTGCCATTAATTCTAGGCCGAGATCTGAATATGATGATGCCATAATTTTTTTTCTCCTATGCTACTTTAAGCTACATCTGTATAAGATGTATTCCCTGTTATGTCAATATCATTATAACTTGTATTTCCAGTAATATCAATGTCAAAATAACCTAATGGAGATACATTTCCTACTGCTGTTGTAGCCTCTAAACCAGTCAATCCCATAACATCTGCAGGTGTTATTGCACCTACTCCAGACGTTAAAGTTGCTGGTGCCGTTAAAGTATAGGCAACTTCTGTTATTACAGATCCTATACTGCTAGTCGCTCCTACACCAGTAACGTTGACTATTAAACTTTCGTCAATATTAATTGATCCAACTCCGGTTGTTGCAACCCCTGCACTACTTAGACCTACAACATCTGCTGGAGTTATCGCTCCTACCGCAGAAGTTAAGCCAAATCCTGATAAACCAATAGTTACATCACCAACAGAAAGTGCTCCAACGTTAGATGTTAAACCTGAAGGTGCCGTTAATTCAATTGTTGGAGATAATATAATTGTTGGAGAACCTATTGCAGATGTGGCAGAAACTCCTGTTACTCCCATAACGTCTGCTACATTTAAAATAAAATCTCCGCCCCAAGTAACGCCAACATCTCCTGAATCAGAAGAACCTCCCCAACCTTGAGCTCCCCATGTTGTGTCTGGTAATGAAGAGGTTAATTCGCTAGGTGCTGTTAATTCTACTGTTAAACCTGATTGACCCCAGTTTTCAGATCCCCACGTATCTGAACCCCAACCAGTATTAATTTCTGTAGTAATTGTTGTAGTTCCAATAGCAGAAGTTAAACCCGAAGGTGCTGTTAGTATAACAGTGGGGTCAAAACTCTCTCCCCACGGTTCTTCACCATAAAAATCACGACCCCATCCTTGTTCTGCATAGGCGACTAATGCACCTACAGATGCAGTTGCGGATACTCCAGAAATAGTAACTGCAAAACCACTTTCTCCCCAATTTTCGTATCCCCAGCTATCTGATCCCCATCCTTGTTCAGAAAAAGCTGCAATTGATCCTACAGATGAAGTTAAACCTGAAGGGGCTGTTAAACTAATAGTAACGCTGTCTTGACTTGCCCAACCATTTTGATTCCATTGTAAAACTCCCCAAGTATTTGAATCTACCGTATTAGCTTGACCACCCATATTAGGATGAGAAGAACAATAATAATAAAGTTGTGGTGCTGAGGCAGCAACAGTTATTTGAACTTGTGTTGTACTATTTACTGTTACACCTGTTGTATATTCACTTCCAGAATTGTGTGTACCGTCGCTTGTTGTAGAAAATCTAAATGGGTGAGCCGAAGGATAATTAAATATGTAAGTATAACCTTCTGCAAGATTTATAGTGTCTTGTAAAACATCGTCTATATAATATCTATTACCGGAACCAGGGTTGGCTACCGTTACTGTGAATGTTCGGATTGCCGACATAAGGACTTACTCCTTATGCTATTCGAACTATAGCTGTTGTTGCTGCTGCCGCTGGAAATTGAACTGTAAATGTTCCAGAAGAAACTGTTTTGTCTCCTCCAAAAGCCACTGCACAAACTGCAGGGTCACCTGTTGCTGTATCATTAAAAATTAAACAACCGTTAGCTGTAAAAGAAGCTGATGTCCAAGAAACATCTGCAAAATCACAAACTGCAGTTGTTGAATCTAAAACAGGTGTGACGCTTGTTAATACTTTTCCTTTTGCAGAATAAGCTGATCCAGATGTATTAGTAATTTCGTTTGATGAACTATAAGCTGTAGTTCCTGCACCTAAAGTTGCAGAGCTAGTGTATAAAGCTAAGTTAAAATCATTTCCTGTACTAGCTGTAAAATTGTGTACGGCTTTTAAAATTTCTGTTTTAAAAGTGTTACATATTGCCGATGTTATTGCCATAATTTTTTCTCCTCAATTTACGGAGACGGCGAGTTAACTTTTATTCTAACTGTTCCATCAGTATAATCGTCTCGTCTTCGTCTTCCCAACTGCATTCCTGCAAACTGTTGTATAGCATTTTTATACTTTTGTTCGTACAATGTCAACATATCCATTGGACCTTTTAAAAATCCATAAGCTTCCACTAAACAGGCATATAGGAGCCCTTGAGGGAAGTAAGTGCTTAAATAAGTGTTATTATTAAAACCAGTACCGGATCCAAGGCCGTTTGGAAATTTGTTGTAATAGACCCTAAATTTGTAATTAGCATCGGGAGTTGGAGCGAAATACATACCTCCAGATGAAGTATCTGTAGTATTGTCAGCACCCCCAAACATTGCATAATATTTAGGAAACCCTGTCACTGAATTAGCTGTATCTGTAGGAGATTGAATTTCTCCTGAAGGACCAAATTTTCTGTCTACAAATTCTGATAGATATGTTTGGTCTTTTTTCTCTAACCATTTTCCATTACCCTCAGTATTAGCTGTAGATTCAAAGACTTCAATTCCTCTTATAAAAAGACATCCAGCTGGTGCATTAAGAGTATTATCGTTTGCAGCTAATGTACCTTCTTGAACAAATCTCTCAGAGTCCATAGGAAGCTCTTGATATATTCTCATCTCAGCAGCCATGATAATTCCATCAACAATTGTCGTAGATAGAACATCAGAACCAACTTCAGTATAATCTCTTATTGCTGTAGTTAATGTACTGTAATCGTATTTTTTAACTCCTGACATAATTAACCTCTATCATTAATCGGTCCAACTGTACATTGTAAACCGCCCCCTGTTTCTGTGCTACTAGCATTACTAACTAATTCAAATGTAAAACCTGTTTGAATAGTATTGTATGCAGGATTACCAGCACTGTCGTTATATCCAGCTAATTCTTGTTTTGTAGAAAGCGTGGCTATTTTATATGCACCATAAACTTTTGCTCCACTTAAGTGCGATCCTGCTGTCGTTTTTATAGGAGACACTCCTCTATAAGGAGCACTTGTTCCTCTAGTACATCCTGTTAAATCATTACTTGATCTTCCAGTATATTCTATTACTTCGTTTTGATATGTTCCAACTTTTAAAGCATCGCTTGTATCAGTAGAAGTTAAAACTTTTTCAATTACAATAAAACCTGATGTTGGAAAAATGGATCCATCAGTTAATGTTATTGTCGTAGCACTATCAGTAATGTCTCCATTTAAAGTTGTAGATAGTTCAAGAGTAGATACAGCAACGCCACCTACAGAAGATTTAATATTTCTTAATCTTGCAAAATCATCTACTTGCATAGCGCCATTTTCAAAAGCTATAGTAACTGTTGCATCAGCAGCTGCGGTTGTAATAGGGTTGTTTATTAAAAAATCTTCTGTCGCAAATTCTGTTCTTGCAGGTCTAGCTCTTTGTAAAGCTTGTGGGTCTGCACTTGTAGGTTTTGGATCTAATTGTGGTTGTTTAGGTTCGTATTCTGAAATATGAACAAAAGCACCATTCCATTCTCTAACCATTTCATTGTATGGAAAAGCCATACCTGATCTGTCAGATATTGCTAAAGCATATTTACCTTGTGAAAAAGTAGTCATTAACCAATCCCCGGATAATAAATTTTAGGTGAAATGTATGTAGAGTTAGAAGAACCATCTTCATCTTCAGCTCTTAATAATTCATCTTCGTATAATAATTTTAATTCTTGTACTCTTTGTGGCGCATATTTTACTGCTAAATAATATGCCAGGCCAGCAATCATACAAGGTATAAATCTGTATGGAACATCAGTTGCATTTGTGTAAGCACCGACATCATCAATTCTTTTTGTATAATAAAAATTAATATAGTTGCCGTCTTGAGCTGCACCTGGAGTTAAATATAAAGTCATTGTAACTTTATCTACAAATCTTTGTACCCAATATTGTGTAGGTAAGCCTTTATCAGTTTTATTAGAAAAACCTTGGTACTGTGATCTACTAATTTTTGTCATAGGTGTATCAACTGAAGTTGATTTAACTCTATAGTCTGCTTCTTGAATATCTGTCATACCAACTGGAAACTGTAATACGGCATCAGAAGTACTATGAGTAGCGGCTGTGCTACCATTAATTCCTCTAGTGCATCCTGTTAAATTTAAACTAGATATACCAGTGTAAGAAATTTGTTCTGTTCCGATAGTAATTATTCCACTAGTTGCAAACCCTGTAACTGAAGCTACTCCAATTGTAGCAACACTTGCATTTATTCCTGCAGATAATGTAGTTGAAATTCCACTGGATGTACCATCAGCGGGTGATCGATAAAAAGTATAAACAGCTTGACCGTCTACTAATGCAATGTTTTGATTTTTAACTTCCCAAAATTGAAGTCCTCTATTACCCCATTCAGAAAATAAAATATTTAATGATCTTTTAGCAGTTTTAAGCTGGTATCCAGCTGTGCCTTGCATACCAATACGTTCGTATGCATCTTCTATAATTTCGTCTATGCTTAGGTTCTTGTCAAAAACATAAGAGCCAGAAGTCGTGTTAGCCATCTAACCTCCTACCCGTCAAACTGTATA